TACACCTGACTGGAAACTAACTGTCGGTGGTGTTGATTATACTGACATAGCAATAAGCGACATTCAGCATGAAGCAGGTCGCACAGATATTTACCAACAACCATCACCATCTTATTGCTCAATAACTTTAGTTGCTTTAAATAATCAAACATTACCTTTTGACATAAACGATTCATTTGACTTACAGGTAAAAGACTCAACTGGATCTTATGTAAGTTTATTTGGTGGCGACATTACCGATGTGACTGTTGAGGTTGGTGCTACCGGATCAGCTGCCACAGTTGTCCAATACACACTTATTGTTATGGGCTCACTTGCTCGAATTGCTAAAGAAATCTTCAATGACAACATTTCTCAAGATGAAGATGGCAACCAAATTTATGACATTCTTTCAAGCGTATTACTTGGCACTTGGAATGATGTGCCAGCAGCTTCAACATGGGCAACTTACAACGCAACTGAAACATGGGCAAATGCAGTCAATTTAGGACTTGGCGAAATAGATCAGCCTGGTCTTTACACCATGAGTTCTCAATCAAATGTTACTGACACGATCTACAATGTTATTTCAGATATTGCAACTTCAGCCTTTGGATATATTTATGAGGACAATGCAGGAAACATAGGTTATGCAGATGCAGACCATAGGCAGAATTATCTTTTAGTAAATGGCTATGTTGAACTAGATGCTCGCCATGCGTTAGGCGCTGGCTTATCTACAATCATGCGTTCAGCAGATGTCAGAAATGACATATATCTAAATTATGGCAATAATTACAATTCACAGGTTGATGCCACAGATGCAGCTTCAATTGCCCTATATGGCTACAAAGCCGAAACGATTAACTCTAGGGTTCATGGAACTGTCGATGCTCAGGCTATTGCAGATCGATACATAGCACAAAGAGCTTATCCAATACCAGCATTTCAATCGATTACATTTCCAATTACTAACCCTGAAATTAATAACGCAGATCGGGATGATCTATTAGCTGTATTTATGGGAATGCCAGTAGATATTCAAAACCTGCCTGCTCAAATATCCGGTGGGGCTTTTCAAGGATATGTTGAGGGTTGGTCATGGAGCACTCGGTTCAATGAACTGTTTCTCACAATCAATGTTTCCCCAGTCGCATTTAGCCAAGTGGCGATGCGTTGGAATACAACTCCAGCCACAGAGGCTTGGAACACAATAGACCCAACTTTGACTTGGGAATACGCTACAATAGTCGCATAGGAAAAGGATAAAATGCCGAACACTACGAACTTTAACTTCCCAACGCCTGCCGATACTGATTTGGTTAAGGATGGCGCACTCGCTATTCGCAATTTGGGTAATTCAATTGACACAACATTTGTTGACCTTAAAGGTGGAACAACTGGTCAAGTATTAAGTAAAAATTCAAATACAGATTTAGATTATGCTTGGGTTGCTCAAGATGATTCTAATGCAATTCAAAATGCGATTATAGATGCTAAAGGTGATTTAATTGTCGGAACTGCTAATGACACTCCAGCAAGATTAGCAGTAGGTGGAACTAATGGACATGTTTTAACTGTGGATTCTGCTGAAGCATCTGGAATTAAATGGGCTGCTGTTGCTGCCGGTGGCATGACTTTAATATCAGAAACCATAGCAAGTTCATTAAGCAGTTTAACTTTTTCATCTTTAGGTAGTTACAAACAACTGTTATTGATGTATTCAGGAATTAGACACTCTGATAACAGTAGTTCATTTGGAGTTAGATTTAACAATGATTCTTCGGCTATTTATCATAATCAAGGATTTACTGCAACTGGCGGTAATGGAGCAACTGTAAATATCGCAGGAAATTCACCAACTCATTTAGGTAACAGTTCACCAACCGCCATGTTTGCTTTTGGTCAAGGCACAAACAATGCTGCTCTTGTTACCGATTGTCAAGGTTACATTTTAATTGATAATTATACATCCTCGACTAAAGGTAAAACTGTGTTTTGTGTATTTCAATACTATGATAATGGCGCAGGTTCTTATTCAACAAAAAATGGAATGTCATATTATGACAGCACTTCTGCAATAACTTCACTTGATGTAGTGAGAACAGCCGGCAGCGGCACTTTTTCTAATACAACAAATACAACAATTAGATTATATGGGGTTGCATAATGAAAAGAATAATTAATTGCGAATCAGGCGAAGTTGTCGAGCGTGAATTAAACAAAGCCGAAAAAGATCAACAAAAAATTGATGAGGCAGAAATTGCAGCAGCAAAGGCTTTAGTAGATGCCGAAACATTAGCAAAAGAAACTGCTAAGGCAGCCATTCTTGATCGCATCGGATTAACTGCTGACGAAGCAAAATTGTTACTTGGCTAATGAAGCCTTGGTTATCTAAAGCTGCTGATACGCTTCGCGACCAAATAAATGAAACATGGATGGATCGCGATAAGCGCAGCGATGGGTGGATTGGTGATTCTAAACATGCACTACGAACAACCAAATCGGATCATAACCCACGACCAGACACAGCCGAAGTTTGTGCGCTCGATATTGACGCTGGCCTTTCTAACGAACAAGGGATTGCTCATGCTTTGGCAGATCAGCTTCGACTCACAGCAAAAAAAGATAAGCGTATATCTTACATAATTTTTAGCAGAAAAATATGTTCAGCAAAATCATTATGGCGTTGGGTTTCCTACAAGGGCATAAATCCACATGAAAAACATTTACATATTTCTTTTAAACCAAATCAAACTGGCGAGAAGTTCGACATCCCACTACTGAAAGGCAACTAATGAAACTATCTAAAAAACACAAAGCAGCAATTAAGTCATATTTAAGAGCTGTCGCAGCTAGTGGAATTACAGTTGCCCTAGCAATAGTGGCTGACATCCATCCAGCCTATGCAACTATGCTTGGTGCGATTGTTGCGCCTATTGCCAAAGCGTTAGATCCAAAATCAGGGAGCGAAGCGGATTATGGAATTAATGCGTCATGACCGCAAACGAATGGGTTGGCATAGCCGTTGGCGTAAGCGCCGTATCTACAAGTTTATTACTGGGTCTGCGCTGGGTTATTAAATCTTATTTACAAGAATTGAAGCCAAATTCTGGAAGTTCGATCAAGGATCAAATTACTAGACTTGAAGCGCGTGTTGATGATCTGTTCGTCTTAATTAGTAAGCGATAATTTCTGCTATGGCGAACACACGAAAACGCACACCACGCAAAAAGGTTAATCGGAGAGTAGTTCGCCAAACTCCTGAACCATTAAGTAAACTAGATCAACATTACATAGCCTTGCATTCTTGCTATAAAGCAGCTAGAAAAGCAGGCTTTACCGCCGAGCACGCCTTTTGGCTCATGACAGAAGGAAAAACATTTCCGAATTGGATCGTAGGTGATGGCGGCATCATTCCAACGATAGATCCAACTGACGATGAGGATGACGATTAAGCGATACTTGGTTATCTCGGATTTACAAATCCCATACCACCATGAAGTAGCTGTAAAGAATGTCATAAAGTTAGCCAAGCGAGAGAGGTTTGATAGTGTCCTTTGCGTTGGCGATGAAATCGATTTTCAAACTATTAGCCGATGGGCTGAAAAAACACCTTTGGCTTATCAGCAGACCCTTGACGATGATCGCAAGGCGACTCAAGATATTCTTTGGGCTTTAACCGAGCATTCAAAAGAAGCTCACATAATTAGATCAAATCACACAGATAGACTTTACAACACACTATTAAAAGTGCCGGGCTTAATCAGCCTTCCTGAATTGCAATACGCCAAGTTCATGCAGTTCGATGATTTAGGTATAACTTTCCATAAGCAATTCTATGAATTTGAAAAAGGCTGGATCTTGGCGCATGGCGATGAAGGCAATATGAATCCTAACGCTGGACAGACTGCCTTAAATCTTGCCAAAAAGGCAGGAAAGAGCGTAGTTTGTGGTCATACCCATAGACTAGGTATGTCAGCCTACTCAGAGGGGCTCTACGGGGCTTATAGACCCCTTTACGGGCTAGAGGTGGGCAACCTTATGAACCGCGCTAAAGCATCCTATACAAAGGGGTTGGCTAACTGGCAAATGGGCATCGCTGTGCTTGAGTGGAATGGCAAGAATATGACTCCAACCATGATCCCAATAAACAAAGATGGCAGCTTCACCTATAATAGGAAGTCTTATGGGGCGTGAAACCGATTATCACGAACGCACGATTGATGACCATATCGACGATCTTGAGGATCTTGGCGTTATCTAATCGTTATAAAACACGCCGTAAGTAGTTAACCAACTGTCCTTGCTTTAAGTCATACTTTCTGTATCAGTTCT